CCCGCCCGGCTACCGTTGGGCTGCTGCTGACCGTTGGTGGCCCGCCCCGGGGGCGTGGTCGACTGCGCTCCCGGGGGGGTCGCTTGGGCGGCACCCGCCGCGGCGGCGGCAGCCGTGGTGATCTGATCAGCAGTCAAACGCTGCATGTTCCGGGCCCGCTCATCCGGCGGCATCTGCCAGCACCGCTCCAACCGGTCCTCCGTGGACAAGGTGCCGGTGGCCTGCTGGGACGCTTCCGCGGACTCAATCAGGGTGACGAATTCGATCGGACCCCACGAGAACCGCAACCGTTTCGCCCGTTCCTGCTGCCCGATCATCGCGAACGCGATCCGCCACAGCAACCGCAACCGGGGCTGCAGCCGGGCCCGCCGGTCCTTGATCTTCGACGTGGCCGCTTCCCGCTGCAACCCCGCACCCAACGCCGACGATTGGGCTTCATTCGGTGTGAACAAGTAGACGGGGGTGGACGTGACGCTGGCGAGTTCTTGGATGTCGGCGGTTTTCCCGTTGATGAACGGCCCGAAATCGGTTTGCCCCGACTCCCACAGCTGGGTTTCTTTCGGGAATTTCATAAACGAACCAGGACCGGCCTGCAACGCCAACTCTTTCCAGTCCTGTTTCGTCTTGGGTGCCAGGGTCTGGTCGGCGACGACCACCGAGGCGGCTTCGTCGTAGTCGTCTTCGTCTTCGTCGACCATCACCGCACGGCTCCGCAGGGCCTGATACCACATGCCGACGTCGCGGCGCAGGGTGATGTCGATGAGCCGGTCCAACAGGTCGATGTGCGGTTCGTACTCACCCAAGTGGTGGAAGTTGTCGAACCGGACGATCGGGATGCCACCCAAGTTGTCGGGCACCTCGGTGGGCTCCGGGTTGTCCATGTTCGTCCAGTCCCACGCCAAGGTGCCGAACTTCTGCCGCATCGTGTACTTGCGGCCGGGCAGGAACATGTGCGCCAGGTTGGCCCGCGTCACCGGCTCGTAGTCGTACACCAGGGCGGCCCGCAACCGGATCGGGTTCACCGGATCGGGTTCCCCGTAACACCGGCGCGGGTCGATCGCGTGGATCATCGGGACCGGTGTCCCATCCACCTCCGGGACCGTCAACAGTGGCCCGTCCTCAGTCCCGGGCACCACCATCCCGTAGCCTTCGGCCATCCCGAACACGAACCCCAGCAGATCCTTGAACATGGCGTCGAACCCGGTTTCCTCCATGATCTCCGCGGCGATGTCGTCACCGTTGGTGTCCTCATCGGACCGGGTGGAGATGGCCTGCAACTCCATCCGGTCCACCATCGGCCCGACGATCGACGGCGCATAGTTGCAGCGCGCCCGCCGTAGCACCTCCGTGAACAGTTCCGCGTAATCAGTGTTGATCTGCGGCAACGGCGGATCCCCTTCGTAGTAGGACCACAGGGTGTCCAGCCACGCCTTCCGCGGTGTCGTCGACCGTGACCCCGACATCGGCCGGGTGCGGCCGTCGCAGTACTTCGACCGTTCGATCGCTGTGAACCGGGACTGCAGATACGCGAACCACTGCTGCGGTGTCGCCTCAGCATCAGCAGCGAGGCCGTCGGGCGCGGCGTAGTAGCCCTCAACTAGGTTTGCCAAAGCCGCCCCTCCTCAACACTTGAATGCTCCCCTGACGTTTCGGGAGCTTGTCGAAATAATCCATCCGGGCCTGCCACGACAGGCCGCCCGCGACCGCCAAGTCGATCTTGCGGGTCGGGTGCAACTTCACCGGAATCCACACATACGACGGGATCTCCGGGTCCGCCACCAAGGTGGTGAAATGCCGCCCCGTGTTCCCGACGTGCGCCGTCAACGCGCCCTGCTCGAACGCATCCGGGTCACCGTCCACACTGTCATGCCCGACGGAACCCTCAATCATGGCGTCACCGTACAGTTCCATCGTCTTATAGATCCGCCTGGGCTGATTCGTCCACCACTCCTGCACATGATCCGGATCATGTGCCGCCCAGTCACCCACCGTGTAATTCCAATAGGCGGGGTCCGCGTACAGCATCATCACCCGATACCGGCGGAAAATCTCGGCACGCTTCTCATTCACCTCAAGCTCAGGGACTTCCCACTCCGGGGGCGCGTTCGGCGGCCTCCGCCAAAAGCCCTCCACCTGCTGCAACCCGGAACGCATGTCAGTGACCACGAACCCGGTGGTGTCCCTCTTACGGGAACCGTCGAACCCCACCGACACATACGCGCCCGGCCGGATCCGCTGCCCCGGACGGTGACACTTCGTTTTCCACAACTGCAGGTTGAATGCGTGGGCCTCGTGCTGCTCCCACGAATTCGTCCACACCCGATCCAGATAACCTTTGTCGATCTTCGGTTTATCCCACCGGGACGCCAGGTTCTCCACGTCGGTGCGGGCCGCCAACTCCGGGCCAGACGCTTCGATGATCGCCTTACAACGGTCCTCAAACTTGCTCATATCCCAATGCGGAGACCGGGACCGGTGAAAATAGAACACCGACAACCGGGCCACAGCCTTATCGCCGTTCGCGATTTGCTCAGCCTCGAAATGGTCATCCTCAGCCACCGAGTTCTGGCCCGGAGCCCCCGCGGTGGTCACCGCCAACCCCCACGGGTCCTGCGCGATCCGCTTCCCCAAATTCTCGTCCATCGTGTGGACGGCGTCCTTCTCCGACGGCAGGTATAGGCGGTGCGTCTCGTCGTACGCGTTGAACGTCGTACGGCCGCCATCGTTGGTGTCCGGGGCCGACGACACCGGGGCACACTCGCCGTCCTTCCGGCCGTCAGGACCCAACCGGATGATGCGTTCCGCCCCGATATCGAACAAGTCCGGGCCCAGACACCGGTCCCCGCACCAATGGCACTGATCGCCCTGACACACCTTGCAGAGGCACCGCACATCCGCCGGGCACAACTCCGCGATCACCTTCAACGCACCATAAGCCAGGCGCTCCGACTGAATCTTCGCGTTCGCCAACATCGGGATGAACGGATCCACCACCGGACGGCCCTGCTTCAACCGTCCCCACCGGTCGAACCCGTCGAACCGCACCGGCGAACACGGATGCAACTCCGCGAACGCCGTCACCGCCAGAAACTCCGTCTTCGCGGCACCCTTCCGCACCGAGATATTGACCCGTTGAAACCGGCGCTTCCCCGCCCTACGGTGCCCCTTCGGCCAATGCTCATACCCCCGATACGTGCAATACCGCCAATCCTCACTGAACTGGTACGGACGCCCCTTCACATCGCCGGGACCGTGCACCGCATGCGCCTCCAGGAACGCGCACACCTGATCCCCCAAGCTCGGCAGGTGCGGCTTCCCCGGCGCGGCATCCGCCGGAACAATCAACTCCACACGCCACGCTCACAACTCCCGGAGAGCGTCAAGCTGCTCCAACATCGCCACCCGATCCTCCAGCGCCGCGATCAACGTCCGATCCGCCACCAACCGATGCAACGCCAACGCGTAATGCACAGCCCCCGCCGCCGCCGACTCCTTCGTCGCCGCCACCGACAGGAACGACCCCACCAACGCCGACAACGCCTCATCCGCGCTCATACCAAGTTCCCGCTGAGTGGACATCAACTCCGCTGTACGGCCCACCAGACCGTCCAACACAGCCTCAGCCTCCTCGTACATCACGCACGCCGCGCATCCCGAGGATCCGGAGCCGCCGCCACCGCAGGCTTCGACGCCCTCGACGCCCGCCGCGCCGACGTCTTCGCCGACGCCTCCTCAGCCAACTCCACATGCCACTTCAACTTCATCCGAGCCATCGGCGTCAACCCACACGAATCCAACACCTTCAAAATCTGCACCATCGCCCGCACCCGCCCATCAACCTTCGCGTACGGGTCATAAAACGTCTCCATCAAATCCGCCGCCATATACATCGCATCAACGTCCGACTCCACCCACTCCTCAGACATCGGCGACGAAAACGCCCGCTTCCACCACGCCAACACCCGCGGCGACCAATCCCGATCCTCCGGCAACTTCGGAATAGTAGGATTCTTCGCAGCCTTCAAATTCCGTTGCCCCACAACAGCATTCCGCCGTGCAGCAACACCCGGAGCCTTCCTAGCGACCATCGGAATCCCTCCAAAAAAGTTTCCACCCACACCGTACGAAGCATATTTCACAGAGCGATGCGTTTTCCCCCCTTTTT